GTCGCCAGCGTAAGCGCTCGGCGCACGAGCGGGTTCTTGAACGGATTGGCGATCGGTTCGCCCGACTTGTCAGTCACTCCTGGAAGCGTGTCCCGCGCGACGTCGAACTGTACGAAGTTGACACGTGCAGCACCGACGCTCGCGACCCTGGCGCCGCGCTCCTTCAAGGAGGCAACGTCGCGGGCCGGGATCGCGTCGGCCACATCGACCTCTCCCGTGCTGAGCGCCGCCACGCGCGCTGCCGGGTTCTCGATNACCCGGAAGNTAACCTTGGACCAGGCAGGTTTGCCGCCCCAGTAGTCGTCGTTCCGGNCAAGNCTCAGGCTCTCGCCGGAACTCCAGCTCTCGAACCGGTAGGGTCCANTGCCGTTNGGCGGGTGACCCGCGTTGAGGTCCTCGGTCGTCTCGANCCCCTCAGNGGGCCGGTTCATCACGAAGATGGAGGAGAAGAAGAGTGGCAGATTGGGGACCGCGCCGTCGGTTTCGATCAGCACTGTGAGAGGATCGGGTGCCGAGACCGACTTGATGCCGCTGACATAGGAGCGAAAGCCGCCGCTCGGCGGNTTNAGGAAGTCCCGGATGCGCTCGATCGTGTAGACGACATCNTCGGCGTCAAAGGCCGAGCCGTCATGGAAGCGGACCTTGTCGCGGAGCTTGAACTCCCATTGCGTGTCGGACAGTGGCCGCCAGGAGGTGGCGAGGCCAGGCTTCAATTCGAGATTCTCGTCCTGGTAGACGAGCCGCTCGTAAATATGGGAGAGCAGTGAGGTGTTCTCGTTGAGATTGGCATATTGCGGATCGAGCGTCATCAGCTTGTAGGACGTAGCGATCCTCAGCTCTCCGGGTTCCTGTGCCTGCGCCGGCGTCGCCGGAGCACTCCCGAGGAAGATGGAGATCAGAAGCGCGGAAAGCAGGCGTGGCCGAAATTGGCTTCCCAGTTTCATTTGAAGTTCCTTGTTTTTAGTTTTGGTAGAGTCGGAACGCCGCATTGGAAGCAGTTCCCAACGCGGTGCTTCCACGGCGAAATGCATGCAAAGGCGCGGTGCGCATAGCTTGTTAGGTTGGCGGCGCGCCGGGGATCACGTGTCCTGGTGAACCATTCCCGTTCCATCGCCTTGAAGCTCGGGTTGGCGTTCGGGCATAGACAGGCGGCTCGCAACAGAGCCGGTGTCGATCGTCAGGAGGTCGGCGATGACGGAGCGGATTTGTGGCCAGGGTTCTTCTTCGCTTGTGGAAGATGGTTGCCACTTCGTGCCGAGGGCGTGGAGCTTGGTCGTTGCGCCTGCAACCGATCGCGCTGGTGTCCTCCATAGGGCTTGCGCTGTGTGGTCTTGGCAGACCGCGAGCGCGGGATCGTCATTGCACGCATCCGAAGGTAGGGGCGTCGCCCTGGCAAGCTCTTGAGATGTGGGTAAAGACGCCGCCACGAAGGAATGAAAGTCTGCCCGGGTGACGGTAGACAAAGTTCTGCTATTGTCGGAATCAGCCATGATCCGAGCTCCTGACAGCTTGGTTGTGGTCAGGCTGTGCCGGGTGCTCGTAACACCAGGTACAGCCGCTAACGTGCACTCATATACAGGGCAACCCTAACATGCGCAACCAAAATCACCATGGCATGGTGATATGAACGGAATTCAGTGTAAGTTGGCCCGCGTTGCGCTGGGTTGGGGGGTCCTTGAACTTGCGAAAGCAGCCAACGTCTCAACGCAGACGATCACCCGACTTGAGCGTGGAGATCAGCTCCGGTCGTCCACCTTGGAACGCGTCCAGCGCGTGCTGGAAGATGCCGGGATAGAGTTTATTCCTGAAAATGGCGGCGGCGTGGGTGTTCGGTTCAAGAAGTAATAGCTGGCGGGGCCGTTATGGCGGGCAGTGTTGAGAAACCCGCTTCTACAACGTCTGATTTTTTCGAGTGTCGTGGAGGCCGACACAGGAAAACGACTTGGGGGACCTGCCAATTTTGCGATCAGCAGGCGTGTGCGTCGTGTAGCGGAGCTGAGACGACATTGAGCGGCAACATTCGCGCATATCGAAAATTGGCCGAGTTTCGGTAAGCTCCTATTGTGGACTTTTTTCAACAGTATCGGGCCGAACAGGTCACCGTCGGCGTCCCATCCGCCGAAATACGTTCTCCACCAACATAAGCGTCATGAATCGGGAGGAAGTTCGGTGAAGGCTGGCCGTTTGGGATGGAAGATTTCCTTCGCCGGGGTGGCCTGCTCATAATCCTCGGGTTGAGGATAGAGGGCATAAGGCGGGGCGGTCAACTGCACATGGATTGGAGCAGGAGCGGTCAGACCTCCTAAAGTGGCGTCAGGACTGGTTCGATGCACAGCTTGATCTCGATCCAGCCCGCCTCGTCTTCATAGACGAGACGGGTCTTTCCACGAAGATGTCCCGACTTCGCGGTCGCTCTCCGCTCGGAGAGCGTTGCCGATCGGGCATTGCGCATGGTTATTGGAAAACTACGACGTTCACAGGGGCGCTCAGGCTCTCCGGCATGACCGCGCCGATGGTCCTTGACGGGCGATGAATGGAGTGGCTTTCCGGGCCTATGTCGAGCAGGTTCTCGTGTCGACCCTCACGCCCGGCGACATCGTCGTCCTGGACAACCTGCCGGCTCACAAGGCAGATGGCATCCGACAGGCCATAGAAACCGCCGGCTGCGGGCAAGGGCCGAACGCTCCGTCGATGCCCTGTGGAACACCGTTGGCGACATCGCCAAACTCTTCGAGCTTCGAGCCGCAAGAGTGTGCGAACTACCTCGCAGCGGCAGGATATGACCCGGATTAAAGGTAAGCGCTCATTTCCATGCGCGTTGACGCGGCCCGTTTGACCGGGGTCGCTGTGCGACGGCTGCATTGGATCAGGCGGCGGCTGCTTTGGTGAAGTTGAAGGGCAAGAGATCGGTGATGTCAGTATCTGTTGCGCGCTGTGGCAATTCACTAAGCACGTGGCGCAAGTAGGCCAAGGGCTCGACGCCGCAGGCGCGACAGGTCAGCATGATGCTGTAGACGACAGCACTGGCCCTGGCTCCGTCCACGGTGTCGCTGAACAGCCAGGATTTTCTTCCAGTGGCAAAAATCCTGATATCGCGTTCGAGAAGGTTGTTGTCGATCGACATCCTGCCGTCTTCGGTGTAGCGCGTCAGGTATTCCCACTGGTTCAGGGTGTAGGATACGGCGTCACCGATCTTGCTATCGGGCAAGACCTTCGGCGCGATGTCATCGAGCCATGCCTTGAGAGCGATCAGGATGGGGACGCTGTGTTGCTGGCGGAAACGGCGGATGCAGTCGGCTTGCGTTTCGCCAACTTCCGGCTTTTCGTTCTTGGCTTGGCTTTCAATCCGGTAGAGCTGCTCGAAGAACTTCAGCGCCTGCTCCGGCGGTCCGCCGCCTTTCTTCCTTGTCTTCAGAGCATCGATGAAGCGACGCCTCGAATGGGCCATACACCCAACATGGGTCGCTCCTGCCAGAGTGCGCCAGGCGGTGTAACCATCGCTCATCAATATGCCGCGGTAGTCGCCGAGGAAGGCCTGCGGATAAATCTGGCCGCGGCCGGGTTGATAATCGAGCAGCACGATCGGCTCGCCGCTGTCTTCACCGCTCCTGTATGCCCACATGAAGGATGTGCTGGTGGCCTCCCTGTCCTTTTCCTTCAGCACCTGGACCGTTGTCTCGTCACCATGGATCAGCGGTTGTGAACGAAGCCGGAGCTTCAGCGCGTCATAGATGCGAGAGAGATGCCTCTCGCTCGAGCCGATCACCCAGTGACCCAAAGCACCGCGGCTGACGGGAACGCCGGCGCGCTCGAAGGCCTGGGCGAGACGGTAGAGCGGCGTGCCGTCGACGTATTTGTGGACCAGTGCAAATGCCAGCGTCGAGGCCGTGGCGATGCTGCCCGGCAAGGGCTGCGCGGGCATTGGCGCGAGAACGACAGGCGTGTTGATGCCGGTCCGGTCGCAATGGCGGCAGGCGTACTTGAACCGCACATTCTGCAGGACCTTGGCCCTCACCTCGAAATGGAGCTGCTCGGTGACGGCCTCACCCATGCGATGCATCTGATGACGGCAGCAAGGGCAGGCCTTCTGGCCGTCGGCAAGGTCATACTCGACACGCTCGCGCGGCAGGTGTTCCGGCAGGGGCTTGCGGCCACGCTTCTTGCCCTCCGGTTTCTCGATCGTCGCAAAACCGGTTTCCGGCAGGTCGACGACCTCGCCATCTTCTCCGCTGGCCTCGTCTTCATTGGCAACCTGCTCGGCTTCATCGAAGAGCCGGTCCACATGCTTTTCGCTCTTCGGCGCAAAACGATGCAGCCGCGCCAGCTCCAACTCTTCCTCGAGCTTGACCACGCGGGCGCTGAGCGCTTCTTTCTCGGCTTTCAGCGCGGCGATTTCGGCAGCATTTGCCGCCAACTGCGCCATCAGTTCTGCAACGCTTGGTTCGCCGGATCGAGTCATCGTAGTTTTGAATCTGAACCGCACCACCGCGTCAACCGCAGAAGTTCAGAGCCGTCAGCCGGCGATCTGATATTGCCGCACAGGGTGGCGCACCATGGCGTCGATATCGATGCCGTCGAGAATCCAGTGAAGCTGCTCAGTCGAAAGCGTCACCACCGCCGTCTCCCGGCGTGGCCATCTGAACCGATCTTCGGTCAATCGCTTCAGGACCATCACAAAACCGGACCGATCGAAGAACAGGAGCTTCATCCGGTCACGGCGGCGATTGCAAAAGGCAAAGACCGCAGGCGCAAACGGGTCGAGCTCCATCGTCTCCTGCACCAGGACCGCAAGGCTGTTGATGCCGGCGCGGAAGTCGATCGGTTCGCGGTGCAGGTAGACCTTGAGATCAGCGCCCAGTCTGAACATGGCCCAATGCTCCAATGACAGCCGTCAACGCATCCACATCCCTGCATTCCAGCGAAAGCTTCACGCCGTTTGGCAGCAACGCGCTGATTTTGGATAAACCTGACGGATGAACCGGCTTCTCCAGTGATGCTCGTTGTTCTTCATCACACGTGACCGACATATCCAGCGAGCAGGTCCCGACAGGCAGGCTGCCGTCTGCTGCCACGACCGGGATAAACGCCGATCGTGGAGATACCGCCAGGGGGCCAGACTCCCTGGCCTCCTTGACCCACTTGCGCAGTAGGTTGGCATTGATCCCATGCGTAAGCGCAAGGCCGGATATCGACACACCAGGCTCAAGGCAGGCCGCAACAAGCCGCGCCTTTGATCCTGGATCGTAGCGGCGTCGACCATCGCGCCCCACATGCCGCACACGCAGTTTCTGCTCTTCGTCACTCATATTGGTGTCCACCTATTTTAAGTGGACACTTCATGCGGCAGAGGCATCAACGAGAAAAGGCGCATGGAAATGAGCGCTTACGATTAAAGTGGACGTGCTCTAGCCGAGCGGATGACACTTATGCCCGTGGAAAAACCGTCGTTGTTGTTTTGAGCCCAAGAAGCCCTGGAACAAAAGCCGCGAGAGATGAGTTGTTACGGCGCCGCGCATTTCTGCGGCACCAGGTCCCCCAACCTGTTCAGAGTGCCCGCCTCGTCCCCTCGTGCGGGCACTCACATTTTCAATGTTCATTTGCTCTGAAGATAGTCCATCAGCTTGTTTCGGTTCGACCCCGCCCCACGGATAGCTTCAAGGGCCCTCTTCCGCGTCACTTCCCCGCGCGCCTGAGGTAGCAACCTCGTGCTACTTTTCTGAAACGAGATCGTGGTCGGATCGTCGCGATGCATTCCTCCATGCTCAAACATGAAGGATAAGACCCGTCCTGGATGACGAAAAGGCCAGGAAGCACACGCGGGGTCAGCTGTTGACCGGCCGACGAGACAGATCACGGCCGACGGGCTCAATGTGCAAAAGCTGATCTGAGATTGCCGGAAGGGCAGCGCCGCTTACCTGCCGTCGGAGGGCGGAATTTCGGAGCACCAGTGCTGCAGCGGCTATTATCCCGCCTCGATGGTTAGCAGGCAAAAGAAGCGCTCCTTCATGATTGGATGGGGGTGGTGGCCAGACGACGATGAGAGAAGACGACGGCGTCCCTTTCCACAAGATCGCGAATGTCGTGAGGCACAAACAGAGCTGCGGCCCCCGAAGTGCCATCACAATCAATTCGGTGAGCAGGGCTGCGCGAAGCCCGAGCGCAGAAAACGAGCGATCCGGCCGCGCGGTTCCATTCGGAATGGCCGCTCAGACCTATGCCGCACGCCGAACGGGCGAAGGTCCGAGTAGGCCTTCAGACTTTGCGCCGGCATCCCTTCGGTCCGAAGTCCCAGCCCGGAACACGTCATGCTGGTTTGGGTTGGTAGGCAGGTTGCAGCCACAAGGACATTAACGTGAGGAAAGGAACTCCAATGCGGTATTTCATCAGGACGGCCCTCGCGGCAGGCCTTCTCGCCGGCACCACGCTGGGCGCGTTCGCGCAATCGAGCACAACGATTGGCACCGGCGGCACCAGCGCCGGCGGGGGGTCCTCAAGCAGCACCGTCGGAACAGGCGGAAGCTCGGCTGGTGGCGGTTGCGATCCGAACACCAGCGATTGCCAGTCCGGCTCTGCATCGACACTGGGAACGGGCGGATCTTCGGCCGGCGGCGGTACGTCAAGCAGCTCCGTGGGAACGGGTGGATCAGCCGCCGGGTCGGGTAGCGCCGGCTCCGCTTCGACCCTTGGCACCGGCGGCTCTTCCGCAGGCGGTGGAAGCACCAGCAGCTCCGTTGGAACCGGCGGCTCAGCCGCTGGATCGGGTGGCGGAACATCGGATGAGACCACCGGCAGTGTCCAAGGCGATGAAAACAGCGCCCGCGACGCCGCCCAGGACGATGAGAGCAACAAGAATTGTCCTCCTGGCCTCGCCAAGAAGGATGGCTCCAAGGGCAACAGACCGTCCTGCTGACATCAAATCGGCTGGCTTCGGAGGACCCTTCCGAAGCCAGCGTTTTCAAGAAGGAGGAGGCCCGATGACCTCCGGTTCATTTCTAGTCCCGGTTATCACGGCGCTGTTCGCGGCTGCTACGGCTGCCCCTGACCATGCCGCGGCGAAAGAGATCAAGCTCGATGACGGCTCGACGTGCGTGGTCATCGAACAAGAACAGTCGGAAGGGAGCGGCGTTTCGTCGTCAGTCACTGTTGGGTCTGGCAGCGTATCTTCGTCCACGACGGTCGGCGGCGGCACCACGGCGAGCGGTGGGTCTGCCACGAGCAGTGCCGGATCCTCAGTGACGAGCGGGTCCTCCGATGGAGAGAGCTTTGCGACCGCTAGCGTGACCCGCCCCGACGGCACGACCATCACGCGCCGTTCGGATGGGACCTGCGCAATCATCAAGCCGAAGAAATGAAAGGAGCTGTTATGCTTCGAAGAACGATACTTGCATTTTTCGTCGTCGCGTCCGCAACGGCCGCGTTCGTGCCAGCGGAGGCTCAAGAGTGCGATGCGGCAGGAACGGTCGGATCTGGCGGAAGCGCCGCGGCCGGTGGCACCTCGGCCAGTACGACCGGAACGGCGGGCACATGCAGGACCGATGACGGAACGACGTCGTCGATTGCCGTAGGCGGAAGCGCAGCAAGCTCGGAAGGAAAGGCAAAGAGCCGGACGAAAATAAACGACAATCCCTCCCAATTACAGGGACGATCAAAGGCTCAGGCCATAGACAAAGGAACATTCAGCAAGTCGCAGACCAAGACCAAGGTTACGGACGACGGACTGCAGAGCCGGACGAAGACCATGTCCCATGTTCCGGGCGAGAAGCCGACCAAGAGCAAGACGAAAGCATTGATTCCCCTGCCGCAGCCAGAGTGATTGCAGCATTCTCCTGAATGCCTGTTGATTGGACCTTAATCTGGCTCAACGATGGCAAGGGTCCTAGGCAGGCCGCCGCGCGAACCTTTTGACATATTAGAGTTGTCCCCCTCGAGTGGCCGCCCTCATTCGCCCCTTGGGTGAGTGATGGGCTTAGAGTCGTAAAAATCGTCCCCGTCTCCACGGCTCTGAGACTCCACCGTCTTAGGCCGCACTGGAGTACTGGCCTTGCGAATGGGCACTGGAGAGGATTTCGGTTGATGGGCGACAGAGACGATTTCGCGCTGCCGGAACAAAAAGCATCCAACGGCCTAGCGCGACGGGAAGCCATGGAATGTGATCCCAGCCCGGATCACGGTCTTATGCTCTTAGACGCAAAAAGGCCCCTTCTCTCTCGACGGAAGAAGAGGCCCAGCGTCTGAGCGTTCGAATTCACATACGCCACCATCTATGCGCGAATTGAGAATTTCAAACGCCGCTGCAGAGACTGCACGGTCTTGTTCACAAATGCCCCCTGATTGTGGCTTTGGTTTAGCCCGAATAGGCGAGCAGAGACGCCTCGCGAAAGGCCTTCTCCATTGCAGGGGAAAGCTCCTCGATGAGAGCGTCGAGCTGCTGGCGCAGGGATGCCATTACTTTGCTGCGGCAGCCTTCTCGCCCTTCAAGGCGGGCTTCTCTGCCGGGATTTCCTCAGCCAGGCCGATGCCGATCAGCGCCTTAGCTTCAGCCTCCGGGAATGCATCGGCATCGCCGACGGCATAGCTCTTGTAGGCTTTCACGAATCGGACTTTCATGATCGTTATCCTCTTAGTTGAAGCAACGTGCTCTCCGTTGCCTTTCATCAAACAGCTTCTAGGCACCTAATCCCCGCCTGCGGAAAGGAACCCGATGAACCGGAATGGGCTCTACCTCGTGATCGCCGTGCTTGCCGTTGTCGTTATTGGACTGGGTGTCTACGTCTACCAGGAGGAGACGACGCAAGGCGTCGAGATCAAGATTGGCGAGGACGGAATTTCGGTTCAGGAGAACTAAGCCGCGATCCTTCCTTGGTTGATGAAGTCGATCTTCGTCACTCAAAGCGGATGACAACGCCGGCCTGGCCGGACTCATGCGCCGTCGCCTGCATGTCTCTGTGATTAAATGTCGCAAAGCGATAAGCTCCTTATTCAAAGAATCTATTGGCTCGCTACATGAACCGTTCGCTTGAAAAGCTGCAGCATGACGGAGAGATTGGCCGATGCGTCAGGGATGACCTGACGGAGGAGGACATCCGCGCTATGCTTCGCGGAGGGCCTCTTGCGTTCATTGAAGTTGACGCTGGGCGACCCGCCCGCCGCATACCTCTGGAAGATTGCTTCGCATTCTGGAAGTCTGCGCGAACAAACCTGCATGTGTCGCAAAGGCCTTACTTGGAAGATTACCCCAACTGCTTCTTCTATTACGCGTCCGAGTGGACTGGCCTTGATAGTGAGCGCCTCATAGTCCTCGAGAAGTTCCACTAAAACTCATCCTGACATCCTTGCCTGCACGATGAAGACCACCGGCGTGATGCCGTCGCCCACCGTCGGCTCGCACGGGAGGCCGCCCGCGGAGATATAAATTTGCATATCCCCGTCTGAATGACCGTTCCGTCGATGTAGCGGGCCTCGTAGGCCATCGGCACCAGCGTGGCCGGATAGGACGTCACGACAGCCTCGCCGCCGTAGACAGGATCCGGAGGCGTGATCCGCTTCACAGTAGCGGATTGGCCGTACTTGGTGATGAGGCGCTGCGCGGTCGCCTGCAGGCGCGCATAGATCGGGTTTGCCATCCTCCGCCCTTCCTTTTCGAGAGCTAAGCCTTATTTACGCCTCATTGCCGCAAGGCTCTTTGTTCAAGGATCTGGGGGACATGTCCGCCACAATCAGCATCCTCCTGACCATCCTCTTCGTCGGGGTTGTGCTTTATCTCGTGCAGAAGCTTCCAATTGACCCTACGATGAAGCAGAGGGCTCAATTCGTTATTTTGATCGCCGGAATGGTCTCGTTGCTCGGCTCACTGGGCGTATTCTGATCAAGTGCGCGCGATGCCTGGAGCTACACCACCAAAGCACCCGGCCAGACCGGCACGAGAAACGGCCAGAGCAGCCCCTTCGATCGTGGTCACGACAGGCGTTGCGAGCGCGACGAGGTCGTCGATATCCGTTGAAGTAGAGGTTGAATACTCGACCTCAAGCTGTCCGATCTTCTCGCGCTTCACCGTTTGCGATCCGGTCACGACTGGCGAAAGGCTACCTGGGTTCGTCAGCTCGAGGAATGCCGTCTCGTAGGAAGCGTTGACGATGGCGACCGGGATTTCGTTCGAAGGGATCGCCTCGCCGTAATAGGTCGTGGCGCCGGTGCGCGGCCATGCGCGCTCTTGGGCGTACCCGCCGGTCCTTCGCCCGCTGAACCGAGGCTCATACCGATCGATCACCAAAGAACCGCGCTGACGTGCGGCGGTCTTCTGGGCATCGGTCGTGCCATCGGGAAAGACATAGCCGGCTTCGGTTGCGTACGCCGTGAAGCCGCCATTATCGCCATAACCAGCCATGTCTGTCTCCAGTTGTCGTCTTGATGGCAAGCGTGTAACCAGCGGGAAGATCAATCACCGCAGGTTTTCACGCTAATGTTTAGGGAAAATGTCATCCTAGGAGCGGCCGCGTTCGCGGTGCTACTTTCATCGATACCATCAAGTGCTGATCCAGGTCCTGAGGATTATTCCTGGTATTTCTTCAACGGAAAAATGCTTCTCGAAGCCTGTGATGCCTACGTGGGCGCAGAGCCAAATAAGGACAAAGAGAAAGCTGCCTATGACGCGGGACGGTGCGCTGGCGCAATCGCGGCCACGGCTGACATTCTCGGCCTCCACAAGGACGCGCTGGTAGGGGGGTGGCTGCCAGTGGCATGCATTCCTAATGATGTGGAAATCATACCGCTGGTTCAAGTGGTGGTCGAGTATGGCCGAAATCACCCTGAGTATGACGACTCCAACGCCCAAAACGTTGTTCGAAATGCGTTGGCGGAGAAGTACCCGTGCGCCCACGGGCCCGCGGCTACCTGCGATGGGGATGAGGAGAGTTGTGGATAGAAGCCCGCCGAAACGGGCTCCTAACGTCACGGTTGCGTTGCCAGCTCTTCGAGCGCGGCGATGATGTCGTCCTTCTTGGCAGGCGTCTTGTCGCCGAGCAGCTTGGCTGCTGCTGCCTTAAACGACATGAACTGCACGTTCGGATCCTTCGCCATTTCGAGCACTTCCAGTGCCGTCTTCGGACCATCGCCGTCCTGGTTGCTCGCAGGCTTGGAAACGCCTTCGATCTTGAGGAACGGAAGGCGCTTTGCTTTGTCGAGATCGACGCCTTCGAGATCGACGTCGCGGGTCTCGCCCGGGTTGATGTAGACCGCCCGCCCTTTCGAGCGGACGCCCTGCAGCGCGGGGCTGCTATTGGTGACCTTCATGACTGATCCTCCGATTACGGTGCGGTGATTTCGTCGCCATAGGCAGCGGCACCAGGCAGACGCCATTCGGTACCGCCGGTACGGGCGATGATGCCGGTCTCGAAGCCCATGATGGACTTCTGGCGTGGCTGGAGGACACGGCGCGGCATCGGCAGGTGGAAGCGGAGAACTTCCGAATCCCGGCGATACACGACCATGCGGCCGCCGCCGTCCTGGGATGCCGTCGCGAGCTCGCGGAGCGGCTGGATGTCGAGCTGCTGGCCGGTTTCCGCCGTGTAGACGTTATTGCGGCGGATGTATTCCAGGAGGGTCAGGAGGCCATCGCCCTCGCCGAGACGGCGGGTGGCGATGAGACGGAACGCTTCCGGCGGCAGCCGCAGCGTGTCGACCCACTCCACTTCCGACGTGTTCTCCCGAACGCTGGAGATCAGGTCGTTGATGTCCCGGAGATTTGGTCGTTGGACTTCGCCGACCAGAAGGTCGAAGAGCCCGTGCCATCCGCGGCAACGTCGACACGCGAGACCTGCGGATCGTTGACGAAGCCGGTCCAGTTCTTCTCGGTGGAGCCGGCCATGGCGATCGAATTGAGCAGGCGCTCGACCTTGTCGGACGCCGACATTGCCTTGGTGCCGTTCAGGTCGATGCCGTAAAGGGCAGCCTGATTGACCTCCTCGAGGTTCCACTCCCAGCCGGAGCCGATCATCGCGAAGTCATGGCTGGCCATGTCCTTCGTGGCCTGGTTGAAGGGCATGTCGGTACCGGCGCCGGAGAGGAACTTCGCCTCGCCTGCCGTATCGACGGTGAAGAACGTGGTCCCGATCGCCCAGGCGTTCCCTTCCGTCACGACGGGCACGTGAGCACCGTAGTTGAAGGTCGGATAACGCCGCTGGTAAATGCGGGTCTCGATGTTCCGCCCCTGCGCGATGACGAAGGGGAACGCGGCCTGCGCATCAGCGAAGGCCTGACGGATGATCTGGTTCATAGTTCAGGGTTCCTTTCGCGAGGCGTTACGCCTGATGGCGCAGGCCAAGGCTGATCTGGACGATGGCGCCGTCGGTGCCCGCTTCTTCGAAGAAGGCATCGGGGATAGCCGGATTGGCGCCGGCGTTGGCAACGTTCGTGTAGCGGCCGGTTGCGGTCACATAGTAGACCGGATCACCGGCAGCGACCGTTGCACCCGCAGTGACGTACATCGTGCCCATAGTCATGAAGGCGCCGGTGAAGTACTGCGGATAGGCGTCGGGATTGCTGGCGCTCGGCGGTACCGCCGGGTTGAGCACTGCGAGCCCGAGGAAGTCGCCGGTGGTGAGGATGGCAACGCCATGATTGCCGGCTCCCCGCTGAGCAGGAGCGCCGAACTTGATGCCGGCCGCCGTCTCGACAGTGCGGCTGACCTTGTTGCACTTCTCTTCGGAAGCGATCTGGCCTGCAAGTCCCTTCGCGGGAGCCGCGCCATAAGTGGTCTGGTAGGTAGCCATTGAAGCGCCTCCTTAGTTGGCCGCTGCAGAGGTCTTGCCGGCCTTCATGTCGGCGACCATCTGGGCGTAAGCATCGGTTGCGACCTTGTCGGCATCGCTGACCTGCGAAAGGCCCTGCTGCACGACGGTGCGGAAGGGATCGGCGCCGTTCTTGCTGGCATCCTCGACGAGCATGTCGAAGCGGGCGTCGATGTAGGCTTCCGACTTGTCGGCAACCGCCGCATCGCCGAGTTTGGCGACGACGACAGCCTTGCGGATGGCCGAATCCGAAAGGCCTTCGGTCTTCACGTCCTTGGCGATCGCATGCGCCTTGGTGATGAGATCGGCACGCGCCTGGACGCGCTTGTCGAGATCAGCGTCGGAAAGGATCTTGCCCTTCAGAGCATCAATCTCGGCATCCTTCTTCGCCATCTCCGCATCCTTGGCGGCCAGAGCCGTCTGATGCGACTTCTCGGCATCGGCGAGCTTGGTGTTGGCGTCGGCGATGCGCTGCTGGAGCGTGCCGATCACCGTGGCACCCTGGTCGGTTACTTCAACCGGGATGCCATCGACGGTAACCGTCTTCAGGGTCATGATCTTGTCCTCTTTCGGTTTCTGATCACTGGTGAACGGGGCAGCGCGCCCCACGACCTCACACCGTCGCCGATGCGAGCTTCTGATCCGGCGCGGCCGCGCTGCACGATGGCGACGTGGTTGATCCGGATATCTTTCTGAATGGCGTCGTACTTCTCGCCCGCTGGCGTGGTGCCTGGCTTCCAGGCGAGATCGCAGGTGTAACCGGCGGAGAGCTCGCGCTTGCCGCCTTCGATCTCGCTGATGGTGCCGCCGTCCATGACGATGAGCGGGATGCGGACGAATTCACCGTCGCGGGCGACCTCGTCGCCGATCTGGCCGACGGAAAGCGCTTTCCAATTATCGGCGGTGACCGCCTCGTCCGGATGATCGTTCGTCACCGGCTTGTGCGCGTAGCTGCCGAGGCTGGCTTTGTCGAAGACCTGATCCTCGGGACGGTAGACCTTCACGGTTGCCATTTCCGGCTTGCCGACCTCATGGCCGGCATAGAGCTGGATGCCGGTGCGCGCCGTGCGAACGTCCGCAACAAGGTAGCCGTCGGCAGTCCGTCGCGAGCCCGCGATCGGTGCAAGGTCAGTAAATTTCATTGTGGTCAATCCTTGCTGCGTGCTACCCGCGATTGCGTGCAGGAAGTGAGGCACGGAGAAGCTCGATGAATTTCGACACGCTAGAATTTGAAGAAATCGCAGCGAAGCTGAGAAGCGATGGCTGGGCGATCAAATACATTTGGTCCGGTGAGCGCGAGGCCTTCGAAGAGTGGCTCTCCAAGAGGCACGGGATAAAGGTGACCGGAATTGACGGCGGCTACTCGTTCTGGGTTGTTGACCACTACTGGGCGCCTCCGCCAACGGCGCAAAGCGTTTACGACGCATGGTACAATTTCGGCTTCGAGCTCGAAATCGACCCCGATTTAACGCCGGACCGCGTCGGGTTCCGGCGACTCGGATGACGAAGCGGCGGCCGCACGCATTTCGCTTTCATCCGGCTCTTGCTCGGACAGCTTGCCGTATTCCTCAATCGCCGCATCGAGCCCAGGCAGCGAGCCGTCCTCAATGAACGTGTTGACGAGAGCGTCCGACACCGCGTCACGCGGGATGATCTCCTGCCCCGTACCGCTTCCGACCAACTGCCGGGCGGCGTCGGCCTTCGTCTTGAAGACTTCGGCCTTCTCCTTCTCCGACATGCCCCAGAGCGGTGCCCATTCGTAGTAGATGTCCGGGTCGCGCGAGCCGAGCGCGCTTCGGATGATGCACTCGTCGAGGCGCGCCATCGCCGGCGTCATCTCGACGGTCTGCATGGCCTGCAGCCGGTCGTAATAGTTGCGCAGGTCGCTTTCGCCAGTCGAGTTCATCCCGGCCGGGGATTGGCCGAGCAGGCGCGTGGCGGGAATGTCCGCGGCGCCCGAGACGATCTGCAGGAACGACATGAGGACCTCGGGCAGCGTGGCGAAGCTAGCCGTCTTCTGCTCGTATTCCTCTTCTTTGTCGAGCAACAGGTCGCCGTTGATGCCCTTCGCGGTTGCCGCGAGGGTGTACCGCTCGAGGATCTTGGCCCGGTACTCCGCATTGCCGAGGTTCTGCATGAAGTCCGGAATGCGGATCACGTTGACCTTGGCCTCGAAGACGAGGCTGGCGATGTTCGCCGCGGTACCGTCGGCCTGCTTGATCGCATCGACGACCGACAGGAGAACGCTGTCGCCCCAGCCGGCATAGGTCGTCGTCACGATGTCTTCGTCCGGCTGTTGGCTGCCGTTGAAGATGACGAGACGAGACGGATGGATTTCGACCTGAGCGCCATCGGCCGAGTTCAGCTGATAGACCTTCGGCTTGCCATACCATTCCGACGCCGGGTCACGATCGATCTCGCCGGCCGTAAGGTGCCGACGGGTCATGACCGTGAGGTATTTCAGACCGCCCTTCCCGATGCGCTCGACATCGAGCGGCTGCGTCAAGTCCTGGTCGCCGGTACCGATGACCATAGCAGCGCCGCCCCAGAGCCGCGCCTTGATGCGGGTCTCCAGCAGCTTACCCATGACGTTCAGGCGCTTCTCTTCCGCCTCGATCGCCTCGATCTGCGGCTTCTTGGCCTGCCAGTCGCGCCATGCGCGGATGCTGTCGAAGGCCGGGATATCGACGATCTTCCGCGGGAGCCATGCACCACGATAGGCGTTGAGCAGCTCCTCGTCGGTGAGCATCGGCGTCGAATAGACATTCGCCGAGGCTTTGTCCCGTCTGGTGCCCAGACTGGAGACCATATTCGTCAGGCTGTCGCGGACGAAAGCGATGATGTTTCCCATGTCCGCTCCTACAAGAATGTTCGACGCGCAGTGGCGACTATTGCTGGAAGTTGTGATAGTCGCGAGCCTCGTGGGATGGAGACCGCCAAATGGATGTCTGCGGACGCTACAGCGCCAACAGCACGCCACCGGATAATCGTGACAAGCTCGGGATATCTGACAGCGCCCTGCGCGGAGAATTGCCGCTCAATGGACTGCGACACTCACCCGAGAGTGGGACATGCGGTTGGTTTATCTGGGCAGGGGAAGAGCTCTCAACCGAGGCTGACTTTTTCAAGCCTATGCATGTTGAGCACCTTTCCGAGCGTTGTCCTGCGGCTCTACCCTACCTTGCCTTGCCTTGCCTCCTGGCTGGCGGTTCTTGATCGCTAACGGCTACGAAGACGTGTGGTATGACGAGACATTGTTGAGCCCATCGGCCTAGTGCATTTGCACCTTAGACGTTCGCCAGCGTGTACGTGCTTGCGCTGAGGAGCGCGTTGAACGCCCGGCTTGTGCTGTCGGCGTCGTCGTCGTGCGTCGCCTCAGGAAAGCCTTCGAGCGACGAAAACCATGCTGCATTCCAAGGTGCGCGGAGCACCAGAACGTTGCCCGCTTCCGCCTGAGCGGAGAACGGGCTGAACCGTGTGACCTTGTCACCGGATTCGGGCGTGGCCCCTACCGTGAAGCCGGCCAGAAGCTTCGTCATGTTGGTGACCTGCGATTTGCCGGCCTGGCCAGGATCCTGCGGCAGCGATATGTGCACGTCCTTGCCATCGGCCTCCGCCGTGTTTCTGATCAATCGCTCGACGCCTGAGGGTGACAGGAAGTCGTTGCAATGGTGCGCGACGATGTAGCGCCCATCCGCCAGCTTGCCGATCTTGGTACCGGCCGTGGCGTCCGGGTCGGTGCCTTCCGTCTTCGGCGTCGCCGCCATGTCCCAGCCGCGCATCCATTTGACGACGCCGGCCGGGATCGCATCGACGACCTCGCACCAGCCGCGCTGGAACAAGAGCCCGGCAGCCGGCCTGATCTTCCAGTTACCGCCGAGGAGGCGCTCTCGCTCAACCGTCGGCAGAGCCATCAGGTTCGCGAGGTAGCCGGGGTCGGCCGCCATCAGAGCCTTGTTGTCCGTCAGCTTGGCTGGGACGAAGGTCACCGACTTGGGTTCGATAGGCTTCGGGTTGCCGTTCTCGTCGGGCGCCGTGTAATCGGCGAGCTCCGACGGGTGGTCCGCCCAAATGATCGCGTCACCGATTCGGACGAAATAGCGAAGCACGCCTGCGCGCTCCGGTATCGGCAGGCCCGTGTCCTGGTCGATCCACCACGAAATGAACTCGGCAACCCAGCTATCGGCATCCGGGTTGCAGGTCGCCCTGACGTACGGCCGGACACCGCACATCGATCGGTTACGAGACAGCAGGTACCAGAACTGTTTGGCACTGAAGTGCGTGAGCTCGTCGAAGCAGATCAGCGGGATCTGCGAGCCCTGCCAGTTCGATACCGTCTTGTCGTGCTCGAGGTACGCGAAGCTGACGGACGCCCCAGATGGAAACGTCCATGACAGATCTGGCGCCACCTTCGGCTTTGCGCTCAGGCTGGGATAGAGCTTCTCGCTCTCATCCCATAGGCCACCCTCGTTTCGGACCTGCACCAGCGTGCGCCGGAAGAACACGGCGCCGAACTGCGGGTTCGACACATGGCGCAGCGGCTCCATGAGGAGCGCCCATGTCTTGCCGCCGCCTGCGGAGCCGCCATAGATGGCGATATCTGCCGGCGAGGCGAGGAATGCTGTCTGCGGGCCCGGCTGCGGCCGGATGATTGTCTGGGCGCACTGCCCTTGCTCAGCTCCTGCCATTGTCGGGTAACTGGAAGATCGTGACCGGCGATACAGGTACCGGCAGGTCCTTCCCATCCTTTCCCGTTAGCTCGCGCCGGTTGGTGTAGGCGTTGCCCACTTCTTCGGCGGCCTGCTTCATCAGCGATGCCGCCAGCACCATGTTGCCCTGAGTCTCTGCCTTGTCTGCCATGCGCTGGAGAGCGCGCAGACGGACAGCGCGATGGCTGATGGCGATGGCCGCCGTATCCTCGAGGAAGGTCTTGCGGGTCTCCTCGAAAAGGAGCTTCCACCTCTCTGCGAGGTTGCTGCCGGCCTTCTTTGTCGGGTCGTATCCTTCAACCGACTGGCGAGTAATCGTCTCGCCGTATTCCTTCCTGACTGCCTCAACGACGATCGAAGGCGTGTCGAAGCAGGCGAGGCTTTGCACGAGGAAGGTTTTCACCTCCTCGCTGAGCTTTCCTTTTGCCATGTCTGTGTCAGGCTCCGGTCAGGTCGACTCATCACCCGAAGGCGAACATCAGTGGATGCGCTGCACCCTGTCATGAACAACACGAAGTGAGACGAGCTGCGCTTGGCGATGCACGCGCTTGATCGGCGGCCGCTCTGGCGTTGCAAGGACGTCAATGGTCACTACTCCGGCGATGACCGAGAGTGGTTCCATCATTTTCGGTTAGGTGGATATGCCAGCATTCTCTACGTGGATATCACCGCTGATGATCCCGCCCATCGAGAAGCGATCAGAGCTGCCCTGAAGGCGATTCACCTACCTGGGGACGAGACCGAGGCTGGGTTCCGGGTCGTCGGCTACGGCGAGAAGGGCCAGACCTTAGATTATCTCTGACCTCAAGCCACCCTGAGCTGGCAGGTGCCGCAAGCATGGGCAATCTGGGCCCTGGCGATCTCTGGCGGCCGGTTGGCTGCATCGACCATTGCGCGGACGCCGGCAGCGTCTGCCCCATAGCGACGGACGACGCCGACGAACTCTTCCACGTCATGTCCACGAATGGTGAACACGGGGCGCCCTGTCGATCGGCTGAACTTCGGTGCGCCGAAGGCATCGGTCTCTTGCGCAGCGTGGTAGAGCTCGTGCTCGACTAGCGCCATGAATTCGGCATCCCCACACTCCCGGCAGTACTCTGCGTGAAGCGTGATGATGAAATCCGAGACGAAGCCGAACCACTGTTTGACCTGCATCTCTGCTCGGGCGCGCGCCCACTTGCCCATCGCGCCCTGAGGCTTTCCCTCTTCGCACTGGCCGATGATGCGGCGGCCCTTGCGGCTGTTCTCGACGACGGTCCAGAGGAAGCCGATCTCGGCATGTGCCAGATGGGCGTGCTCCTCATTGTGGAGCGGTGAGGCAGGGTCGATGAATGTCGTCTCTACCCATTCCGGCATGTCATTGGCAGGCACGAAGGTCGGCGAGTTGATGTCGTCGAACATCGACGATGGAGGTTGTGGACGCGTCAATTTGCCTTGCCTTTCGACAACGCCTAAGCGAACTTCGTTGCTACCAGCGGCTGTGCGTCAACAAAGGAGGCCAATTTGGGAACCCGACTACTTCCAGAAGAGAAGATTGAGGCCTTCAACCGACTGAAAGAAGAGTATGACTCCCACGAGGCTGAAATTGTAACCCTTCTCCAGAAGGTATCGCTCAGCGACGAAGACATGAACAGAATCCGTCAGCTATCTGAGGAACAGCTTGAAATGCACCGAAAGCGCATGGCGATGCTTATTTCGTGATTGTCGCGCGAAACATTGCACCGCCGGGAATCCTGTTCGTTTACGGCTCTCCCGTCGTCCTTTTTCTTATGCTTTGCTCCAACGAGCCGTTGCGATGGGCGCGGACTGCAGCACTGATGCCGCTAACAATTGCGACGCATACTCCCGCCGACAGGAGTACGAGATGCGTCAATCCCTCGGGTTTAATTTGCAGCACACCATCGACGGTTTTCATCCCGTGGATTGTCACGATTGCTGTCGGTAAAGAGCCGACGATTACACCCAGTGCGACCCAGAACACGTCCATGGAAAAATCCTTCGATTTCTCGCAGAGCATCGTGAGCTCTTCATCGGAAATGCTGTGCCGAATCAAAACCTTCGGAACACCCGTCTGAATTGGGATGGCATTAGCGCCTGAAGCGATCTGAATTTGCGTCTGGTCGGTCATTTGCCGCCCGTCTTATTGGGCGGCAGCAAACCGATGGGGACCGCCATGAAATGCCGTGTGAATGCACACGTGTTGCACACTAGAAGAGCCGCCGGATACGACGGCCCACCGACCACCAATCCCGCGGCGGGGTTGTAAGTAGTATTTTGGACTAGATGATCGCCCACCGTCCAATTGTTAGACCCACAAACCGGATGAATTAGCCCCCGAAAGGTCCGGACATGCTCCCCCACTTAGCTAAGTGGGTAGGAGTAATGTTGGTAATATGACTAGCAGCAATTTTAAGATGAAAGTTCTCTCCGGGCCGGAACGTCGGCGGCGCTGGAGCACGGCAGAGAAGCTGGCGATCATCCACGAGACCTATGAGGCGGACGCGACGGTGAGCATCGTCGCGCGTCGGCACGGCATTCAGCCGAACCAGTTGTTCGCCTGGCGCAAGCTGGCGTCCCAAGGGGCATTGACGGCGACGGCCGCCGAAGAGGAGGTTGTT